CAGGCATATAAGGAGATAAATTATGGCTATAAGTAGAGGACAACTAGTTAAAGAACTAGAGCCAGGTTTAAATGCATTATTTGGCCTGGAGTATAAAAGGTATGAAAATCAGCATGCTGAAATTTTCGACACAGAAACTTCAGACAGAGCTTTCGAAGAGGAAGTAATGTTATCAGGTTTCGCAAATGCTCAAACTAAACCAGAAGGTTCTGGAGTAACGTTTGACAATGCACAAGAAACTTTCACTGCTAGATATACGCACGAGACTATTGCTCTAGCGTTTTCAATCACTGAAGAAGCGATTGAAGATAACTTGTATGACAGACTTGCGTCTAGATATACAAAAGCTTTAGCAAGATCTATGGCGAATACCAAACAAGTAAAAGCAGCAAATGTATTAAACAATGCATTTGATTCTAGCTTTGCTGGTGGTGACGGAGTTGAATTATGTTCAACTGTACACCCTATCATTGCTGGAACTTTCAGAAACGAGCTTGCAACTGCAGCTGACTTAAACGAAACTTCGTTAGAGCAGTCTTTAATTGACATTGCAGCGTTCGTAGATGAAAGAGGTCTTAAAATAGCTGCGAGAGGAATGAAATTAATTATTCCAAGTGAATTACAATTCACAGCGGAAAGATTAATGAAATCTTCTCAAAGAGTTGGTACAGCAGATAATGATATCAACGCGATCAACAGCATGGGAATGATTCCACAAGGTTATGTGGTTAACAACTTCCTAACTGATACTGACGCGTTCTTTATCAAAACTGATGTTCCTAACGGATTAAAAATGTTCGTTAGATCACCAATCAAAACAGCTATGGAAGGTGACTTCGATACTGGTAACGTTAGATACAAAGCTAGAGAGAGATATTCATTCGGATTCTCTGATCCTAGAGGTATCTTCGGTTCCCCAGGAACTGCGTAATACTTGTAATTAAAGTATTATTTTTTGAAAGGCCCCTTGATTGGGGCCTTTCTTTTTGGTAGAAAGAAAAAATGCACAGAAAGAAATTTAAGATTAGAATAAGAGCTTATGGATTTAAATCTGACTTTGAGATAGAAGCAGATGATTCTATAGAATCAGTTGAATCTGCAATCCTTGACAAAATAGGAGAAAATGCTATTGTATGGGAAGCAGATAATTTTTACGACAATCGTAAATGTTATTTAACCTATGAGGAGGTTAACGATGGCTCAAGACAACATGGTGTTGTTCGCTAGTAAAATCCAACTCGAGTCCAAATGGAATGAGTTGTTTTTGAAAAATGGCGGATTAGTAACACCAGAAATGTCAGTGCTAGGTGATGATATTAAAAAAGTTATCAGACAAATCCTAGCAAAACAAGAGAGTCCTAAGAATCCGTATGATGGTGAAATCCATCTTTACGCTGGTTAATTAGGATAGATTCTCTTAGTTTATTTAAAAAGCAGTAAAATGCTATAGGGATTTCTTGCACTTCTTAATAATTTCATATATAAATTAACCACTATACATAAATTTTCTGCATAGACGCGTATAGTCGACGGCCTAGAGACTATGTGGAAATAACTAGGAGGATAACACTATGGCACAAACTACATTCTCAGGACCAGTAAAATCTTTAAATGGTTTCATTGGTGCTGGTAAAGGTAATGTTGTAAGCATTTCAGATGCAACATTAACGGCAACTGTAGCAGATCACGCAGGAAGAGTTGTTGCATTAAACAACGCAACTTGTATTGTGACTCTACCTACAATCAGCGCTGCTGCTGATTCTTCTGTTGCGGGTCCAAACGACTACAACAGCGGAAATAACATTGGTGCAACTTTCACTTTCTTTATTGAAACTGCAGCAACTAACTTAGATATCAAAACTGATGGTACTGACAAATTTGTTGGTCAAGTATTAAATTCTAATACTAATGCAACTGCTTTCAGCACAAGATGTTTTGTACCTGCAGCTACTAATGACGTATTAACTTTAAACGGTGGTACTCAAGGTGGTAAAGTAGGTTCTGTTGTTAAGTTTACAGCTTTAGCAGATAATAAATATGCAGTTGATGGTTTATTAATTGGACCTTCAACTTCAGATGAAGCTGTTGCAACACCTTTTGCAGATAGTTAATAATTAATGGAGCCCTTCGGGGCTCCTAAAATTTTAGGAGATATTAATGGGTATGAAATCAGATGTTAAAGCTACAAGAAAAGATGCTGATGGTTTAGTATTTGCAGGTAGAACAAGATTAAGAGGTATTATTCTTGGCGCACCTAATACGACAACTGCAGCGGCAGCTACATTATTAAATGGAACAACAGGATCCAATTATTTTCAAGTTGATGCACCTGCAGGTGATGTATTCGCATACAATCTTGCAGAAGATGGTATCTTATTTGAAAATGGACTTTTTGTAACTGATTTAGTTGGTACGGTAACAGTCGTATACGACAAGTAGGAGGCTAAATGGCTAACACTACTTCTGGAACAACAACTTTTGATAAAACTTTTTCTATTGATGAAATTATAGAAGAAGCTTACGAAAGAATTGGAATGCAACCTAATGCAGGTTTTAATTTAAAATCTGCAAGACGTTCTTTGAATATTATGTTTCAAGAATGGGCTAACAGAGGTTTACATTATTGGGAAGTTGCAAATAATTCAATCACATTAGTTGATGGTCAATCAACTTATACAATGTTTAGATCAACAAGTGATGGTACTTCTGATGTTACATCTGTTTATGGTGTAGATGATATTTTAGAAGCATCTTATAGAAATTCTTCATCTGTAGATTTTCCTTTGACAAAAATTAATCGATCTGAATATCAAGGACTATCTAATAAAACTGATGAAGGAACTCCAACACAATATTTTGTACAAAGATTTATAGATAGAGTTACCATAACTTTATATTTAACTCCAGGATCAACAGAAGCTGGAAACTTTATTAATTACTATTATGTAAAAAGAATTCAAGATGTTGGTGTTTACACTAACGCAACAGATGTTCCATATAGATTTGTACCTTGTATGGTTTCTGGTTTATCATATTATTTATCACAAAAATTTGCACCACAAAGAACACAAGAATTAAAGTTATTGTATGAAGATGAACTTCAAAGAGCGCTACAAGAAGACGGCTCTTCTAGCAGCTCGTATATAAGTCCGAAGGTATATTATCCAAGTGTCTAATACTGCTTCAGGAAAATTTGCAAAATTTATTTCAGACCGTTCAGGTATGGAATTTCCATATAAAGAAATGGTCAAAGAATGGAATGGATCCAGAGTACATATTTCTGAATTTGAAGCAAAGCATCCACAGTTAGAGCCAAAACCACATACAGCAGATCCACAAGGTTTAAGAAATGCAAGACCAGCAAGAACAGAGCCTGCTGTTTTAATTTTATTAAATCCTAATCCTTTTCAAACTATTATTTATTCTGGAACCACTTATGTAAATGTTTATTCACCTAATCATGGACGATCGACAGGAGATACAGTTAGATTTAGAGGACCTTCTAATGCAACTGGATATAATGATGTTCCAAGTTTTAATGGTGTAACAGATATTTCAAACGCATCTGGTTTTTCAATTACAGTTGGTAAAATTGATGCATCAGGAAATGTTGACGATACATCAAATTACTATTATTTTACAAGCACAGATACTGCTACAAACAGTGGTATAAATGGAGGAGGAGAAGGCTGTACCGCAGGTCCAGTTACTTTATCATCATAATGACATACGCAGAATTAATAACAAAAATTAGAGATTATACAGAAGTAGATTCAAATGTATTTACTTCAACTATTCTTGATGGATTTATTTCAGATGCTGAATTTAGAATTTTAAGAGATGTAGATTCAGATAATAATAGAGCATACGCTGAAGCAAATATTGTAGCAAATAATAGATTTGTAAGTACACCATTACTTACAAATCAAACTTTAATTATTAGATCTCTTCAAATTACTAATTCTACAGGTGGAGGAAAAAACTCTAGCCGCGCGTTTCTAGAATATAGAGACACTAATTTTATATCTGAGTATAATCCAACTGGAGTAACCGGATTACCAAAATACTACTCATATTGGGATGAAAACACCATTGTATTGGCTCCAACACCAGATATAAATTACAATATGCAGATAAATTATATCTTGAAACCAGCTGGATTATCTAGTAGTAATACAACTACATATTTGAGTTCGGAATTTCCCAATGGACTTTTGTATGCATGTTTAGTAGAGGCTTATGGATTTTTAAAAGGTCCAGCTGATATGATCCAATTCTACGAAGGAAAATATCAACAAGCTCTACAAGGATTTACAGTAGAACAAATGGGAAGAAGAAGACGAGATGAATATCAAAGTGGATCACCGCGTCTTCCTAAAACACAATAAGGAGATAAAAAACTATGGCTATAACACAAGCGATTGCAAATTCGTTTAAAAAAGAGCTGTTAGAGGGTCAACACGAGTTTCAGTTTGGAGGAGATAAATTTAAATTAGCTCTTTATTCTTCTTCTGCTACTTTAAACTCAGCAACAACTTCATACACAACTACACAAGAAGTTGGTGATTCCGGACAGTACGCTGCAGGAGGAGGTGCTTTAGTACAACCTAATCCAAGCACGTCAGTTGCATCAGGTGTTGCGATTGTAGATTTTAATGATTTATCATTTACAGGTGCAACAATTACTGCGAGAGGAGCTTTAATTTATAATACTTCAGCTTCTAACAAAGCAGTTGCAGTTTTAGATTTTACAACGGATAAAGTTAGTACAGCAGGAACTTTTACAATTGTATTTCCAGGTTTTACTACATCAGCAGCTATATTAAGAATCTCCGGTTAATAAGGAGGTCTAAGTGGCAGGTTGGAATGGTAATTATACTTGGGGTGCAGGTACCTGGGGTATAGGTCGAGTTGATGTTTCTGTAAATCTTACAGGACAACCTCTTGCGGCCAATCTTGACGATGTTACTGTAGATTTAAATACACCTGTTAATATTACAGGTGAACTTTTATCAGCGAATTTAAACAGTGTTACTATCAATGCAAATGCAAACGTTGATGTAACAGGTGAATCTTTAACAGCTAATCTCGATGACGTTGCTATTAATGCAGGTGCAAACGTATTTGTAACCGGTCAAGATTTAAATGTTCAAGAAAATGATGTTGAAATACAAATTACAAGTGATGTATTTGTAACAGGAGAACAACTTACAGCTAATTTAAATAGTATTACTGTAGATTTAAATACTCCTGTAGATGTTACAGGTGAAGAGCTTACATCTGATTTAAGTAGTGTTACTGTAGATTTAAATACTCCTGTAAATGTTACAGGTGAACAACTTACAGCTAATTTAAATAATATTGAAATTAATGCAGATGCTAATGTAAATGTAACCGGTCAAGCTCTTGCAATGCAAGAAGATGATGTCACCGTTACTGCAGGAGCAAATGTGTTTGTAACAGGTCAAGCTCTTACAGCAAACTTAAATAATGTAACTTTAACAGGAGATGCAAATGTTACTTTAACAGGGGTTAATTTAACTGTAGAAGAAGGTGTTTTAAGCGCTTTAGTTTGGGCTAATGTAGATACCGGGATATCACCTATTGATCCTCCTGGATGGCAACCAGTAGCTGCTTGACAAAAATGAATAATTTTAATAAATTAAACTAATAAGAGGAATATAAACATATGCCAAATACAACATCTGCAAATTTAAAATTAACGGTACAAGCTACTGGTGAAAACTCAGGAACTTGGGGACAAATTACAAATACAAATTTAGTTATTTTAGAACAAGCTATCTCTGGATATGATACAGTTGCTTTAAATGCAACAACAGGTGCAACTTTAACTTTTACAAATGGAGCTGTATCTAATGGTAAAAATCAAATTTTAAAATTAACTGGAACTATTACTGGAAATGTTGATGTGATTATTCCAGATTCAATTGAGAAAACTTATATTATTGAAAACGGAACCTCAGGTGCTCATACGGTAACCGTTAAAACAACTTCTGGATCAGGAGTGACTTGGAGTGCAACAGATAAAGGTAAAAAATTAATTTACTCAGATGGAACAGATGTTTTAGAGGGAATTAGTTCGACAGGTGCTTTAGAAGTTTCAGGAAATTTAAATGTTGATGGTGGTACAATTAAACTAGATGGTAATTATCCTGTAGGAACAGATAACGTAGCTCTAGGAAATGGTGCTTTAGATGATGGTTCATTAACTGGTGGCAATAATACAGCAATTGGAGACGATGCTTTAACTGCTAATACATCAGGTGGTGATAACACAGCCGCTGGAAAAAGTGCCTTAGCAGCTAATACGACAGGTGGTTCTAACACAGCATTTGGCTTTAATTCTTTAGCAGCTAATACAACAGGTGTTTCAAATACTGCTGTGGGTAAAGATGCAATGGATAGTAATACTACAGGTGGATACAATGTAGCTGTAGGACTAGATGCATTACAAGCGAGTACCTCAGCTACAAACAATACTGCAGTTGGTCAAGCAGCTTTAAATCTTTATACGGGAACAGGTGGAGAAAATACTGCTGTTGGTGCAGGTGCAGGCGCAAGTATTACAACAGGTTCTAAAAATACTATAATTGGTAATAATAACGGTAACGAAGGAAATTTAAGTATAACAACTGCAGATAACAATGTTGTTCTATCTGATGGAGATGCAAATGTAAGAATTCACCATGATGGAACAAATTTATTTTTTGATACAGGACAATATAGTTATTTAGGCACTAGTAATGTAAGTACTCCTGCTTTCGGATATGCAATGAGTACAGGAGCGCTTCAATCTGGAGGCACTGCAATTGATGTTTTAAATATACAATTAGGATATACTGTTATTACAGGACAAAATGATAGCACATATAGAACTGTTATTGATTTTGATAATAGTGATAGATCAGTTTTTGCATGGGGAAGAATTGGAGGTTCTGACCAACCTGTTACATCTTTTGTATTCATCGCTGGTAGAAGATATGGTTTTACCTTAATTCAAGGAAGTGCTAGTTATATACAATATACAAGTAATGAATTACAATTTAAATCTCCATATGGTTTATCTTATGGTAGAGTATTTGAAATTCACACTTGGAGATTTGCATAATGAAAATAACCATTAAAGATTTGATAAGAGATGACAATGGAGTTGTAAAATTTATTGTGTTTATAGCATCTGTAGAAAAAGATGTTCTTGATGATAATGGTAATCCAGTTTTAGATCAAGAAGGTAATCCTGTTAAAAAAATAATAAAACAGGGTACAAAATTAGCTTTAAGACATAAAGATCCTTCAGACCCAACTTTTATTTCTTATGAGAATATAACAAAAGAAAAAGCATTAGAATTTGTAGATTACGCTTTAGGTGAATATAAAGGTGAAATAGAAAAAAAATTAACAGAACAACTAAATAATGTGTATAATAATCAAGCAGAACCAGTCAGAATATCTGGTGTTCCTTGGTAAAGGTTGACAATATAATTAAATATTGATACTTAAAATAGGTTATGAAAGCTATACTACTAGATAATGTTTTATCAGAGCATGAATTATATTTTATGTATGATCAATTAATTAATATCCCTAATTGGTCTGTAGGAGCAAAGTCAACTGATAATTATAAAGAAAAATTTTTAACTGCTCCCATGTTAGCTGTAAAAGAAAGTAAAAAGGAACCTGTAAATTTAGCCCTTGCAGTATATGGTCAATCTTTAGTTTATAGAATTGGAGATATTTTACAAAAAAAGAAAATAGGTATTCCTTTAATATTGGATAGAATGTGGTTTAATATCACTTATAGTGGAGAAAGAAGTCAACATTGGCTACATAGAGATGATGATGAATTACACGCAGTATCTATACTTTTATTTTTAACACCAGTTTGGCAACCAGAATGGAGAGGTTCTTTTTATGCTGATGGTGAAGAATTTAAATTTAAACCTGGAAGTGCAGTTATTTTTAATTCAAATACTTGGCACACAGGAGAAGCACCAGATGCGGCCGCTCATTTTTGGCAAAGACTAACTTGTAATATAGTAGTAAAATAAATATTTAAATGGATTTAGTTCATAAAATAGAAGATAAGTTTTTTTGGATTCATAATTTTTTGCCTTTAGATGTATATACTGAAATACATAATAAAATTTTTAAAAGCCACAGAATGATTAAAGAGCAGGTAAAAAAAGATTGGCAAAAAGGTTTAGTAGAAAATTTAAATTCTCCAAAAAGATTTAAAATTCATGATAAGTTTAACGAAACATATGTTAAATTATTAAGAGAGCAATCTTTTGTTAATCTAACACAAAATAAATTTTATTTTAGTTTACATAAATTAGAAAATGGTTCTGGTATAAACTGGCATAATGATGGTAGTTATAAATATGCTGCTACTTTTTATGTGAATAAAAGATGGAATACTCATTGGGGAGGGGAATTTATGTTTACTGTTCAAGATGAAATGGGAAATGTAAAACAATGTTCTTTTGTACCTATTGTAGGAAATACCTTAATAATAACAAAAACTCCCATTTTTCACAAAGTTAATACAGTATTAAGCCCTGTCATTCCTAGATTTAGTATACAGTGTTTTATAGAGTAAAATTTACTAATTGAATATTCACAAAGCCTTATATTTGTGGTAGAGTAAATAGGAAGGTTATATCTTTAA